GTGTGTCTCATGCCTTGCCTGCTGAATTCATAGTGCCGCACTTGTCACACTTCCAAGAGTTCTGTAAGGCTCTCAGCTTGATTTGAGAGACTGTTGGGGGTTCATTACATAACTGGCAGATAATGGCGAAGCCCAGAGCTTGTAAGTCATGTGCTGACTGTCGAGCCATATAAAGTTCTTGATCTGTTGGGAATTGCTCCCACTCGTTATCTTGATTCTGGAAATATAATTTACCCACGATTCACCTGTGGCTTCCATGTTCCATCTTTGCTAATCTCGTACCAAATTGGATCGCAAGGCTTTGCATCTCCACCAGGCATATCTCGAGTTATAGCTGCGGTGCACTTCCACATACCCCAAGCCTTACCGGCCTTAGAAGTTCCGGTTTTCCATATCCGAGCACCATGAATACAGCTCTCGTCTATCGGCGTGCCACCAAGGACATCCTTCACCATCTCTACTGCTTGTTCCATAGTCTGAACCGGCGCTGCAAATGATTGACTCCATGGATCACTTTCCTTTGGTACTGGGACATATTCCTTCGATGTATCAGCCATCTTAGCCTTTACTTGTTCTATATTAGCCTTTACTTCTGTTATGGCTTTAACCTTGGTCATTTCCTCGCGGCTTGGTCTCTTGCCTTTAGTCGCATAACCTGCTCCCGCAAGTGCGCGGCCAATTGCAGACGTTTCTGCGTTTTCCAAAGCAGAAGTAGCATTGACTCCACGCCCCGATATCGTCTCCTCTGCGAGCCCAGTACACCAAGGGTGTTGATCAACTTCAGTTCGATAGATAGCAGCTGAAACAATAAACCGGCCATTATCCGAATCAAGCAACTCCGTAAAAATGCGACCATCAGGATGTTCCTTCCAGAATTTAACTAATCGTTCCTCGACTGTCTCGTAATCATCTAAATTAAACATTAACTAAGCTCCTCTGATAATGCGAGTTCTCCGGCAATCGCTCCATAACCAAGCAGATCGACCCAATGGTCGAGCAGGTATGGGGACTCTTGAGTTCTGCTAATTTTGACCAACTGCATGATGACTGCGACTTGATAATCGTGTATTGGAATTTCGAGATACGCAGATAAGAGCATCCCGGTTCTGCGCAGGTTGTCCTTAACATCGCCGTGAGTATGGTTGCGGACATTAATGGTATCCCCTGCTGATTGTAAGAGTTCATTAGCGTTCATCGATTAACCTGGTGCTGAGTCTGAGCCTTGATAAGGCGGCGGGCATTTATCTTGCCCTGAATCTTGCCGTGTTCATGGCCTTTGGCGTATCCGATAAGAAACCCCGGAAGTGAACCAATTAGCATCGATAGTAAAACTATGTGATCGTGGTTAGTAATCATCTTGCTCCCTTCGCGCCGTATTTCGGCACTAAGAGAAAGTTACCCTAGTGGCAGCTCTTGGTCGATTAGATTGTTATAACGAAACGGTAACAATTCTGTCGAGTCTACTTGGTCATCAATGGTGCGTTTAATGTCGACATATAGGTCATCCATAACGCTTGCCTTGATAAATGAATGAGCCATCTTTATGGTCAATAGGGATAAGTTCAGGGGTGAATCGCCTGCCGTGTAATGTGCCGACCACGAATCCCATCTGCCAGTTGGCATATCCCTTCGTATAGCCCATCCCAGGGCTTGAAAGGTCTACTAGGTTGCCAACCTCAACTCCCCATACAATACGCCCGTATCGGCCGCCAGAGGCCTCAGAATGAGCTGATAAACCCAGTCTATGCGTATGCCCCGAGACGATGGATTTACCCATCCGCATTGCGCCGTTTAAGGCCGTTTGCCCAGGCTTGTTTGATAGTGGGAACGCATCTCCATGGCAAGTATGCCAGCCTGGAGCAAAGTCGAATCCATTGGGATGGTACTTAATCCCGGCCTTGTCATAGCCCATAAATTTGTCATAGCGCAGCTCTGGAAGGTTCATAAATGCTGGCAGTCTGCGAGATAGAGATTTATAAACTCGAGCGCCATGATTAGAACCGACTACATCGGTGACACCTAGATATTCGAGAATTTCTAAAGTAAGTCTACGATCCTCATCGATGTTGCCTTCTACTTCTTGCCATGGCTGGGCGAAGCCCCCAAGCTGAGGAAGGTCAATTTCATCACCAATGCAAATGGTTTGGTGAGGCTTATAAACCTTTAAGAACTTGCCTAAATTCTTGACTGCTGCTTCATGAAAGAACGGGGCTTGAATATCTGAAATCCAAGCAATTCTTTTGACTGTCATTAGTCCTCGTCATCATCCTCGTATGGGATATTGTCTATCCGATTGGGTAGGTCGGGAATTATCCAGTCCGGGAAGGTTTCACGATCTGAGAGCAGCCAGAAGGCATGAGTCTCTGTGAATCCTGCTCTGCGTAATGACTTGTAATACTCATTTAGCGCGATGGCATAAGCATCGAGTTTGCTATAAGTATCTAAGTCTATGACTGGTCGTTTCCTTGCCATAGGATAAGTGTTACTTACCTAACAGTTCGATGATTGTATCGACACGCGCTTCCAGTCGATTAACCTGATCCTTAATACTTGAGCCACCGTTAGGCTTAAGTTCATTTAAGTAATGCTTAACTAGAAACTGTAGAAACGCAGCTGTGCCGCCAAGGACAGTAACAATTCCAACGGCAACAGCCGAGTAATCTACCGCGCTCATTATTTCTTAGGAGTTGCGTATCCGAACACGCCTGCTAATACCGCCCAAAGAACTGAGCGATAGTCGAGTGCAAAGTTAGATGCTCCCCATGCAGCTAGGAACGCACCTGCTGTAAGGATTGCTGGATTTTTCATGTTCATACGGTGCCACCTATCATCGGGATATTAAAGAACGAGCCATCTGCATCGCCCTTTTTAGTAAAAGAGATATGGCAATGCTTAGTATGCGGATTGATTCCAGAATACTTGCGCCAGCGCCACCCCATGCGAGGGGAAGCAATTTTGCCGTTGAATATGATGTAACTAATTCTCTTGTCAGACTTTGCGCAGAGTCGAATCTGATCTGCAAGGTCAGGCATGAGGTCTGGCTTTGCTTTACCAGATAAATCCCGGTCAATATCAATGGCTCTGACGATACCTTGTTCATTAGGATTGTGGTCAGAAGTACGCGTTGAATGACGGTAATCGCCAAGCCACCCATCGCTGGACTTATCCCTTGATAAGTAAGAATCGTCAACCTGAAGCCTTAACTGTTGTCCGGCTTTGCATAACTTTGGGGTCATGAAAGTAGGAGTTTAGCCTCGTCAGAAGTAATACCTAGGCGCTCGAGGAGAGCAGCCTTAGTTGCTTCTTTCTCAGCTGCTTCAATAGCCCTAGCCTCGGCTGCTGCTTGCGCTGCCTCATACGCCTTAAATTCTGCTGCTGTCATCTCACGATCAATAATCTCGTTAGTTTCGACATTGTGAATTCGTATCATTGGTTTAGTCATTAGTTCACTCCATATACATAAATTGTTCCGCCAGACCAGGTTTTTCCTGATTCACATTGTAAATTTATGGCTGTAATGGCTGCGGTGTTAGCCCAACGGTGAGCCGTAAGAGTTACCGCATTGTTTGAACCATCTTTAACGCCCGAATGTGCTGTATAGATTTTGTTGGCTGTCGTGTCTGCATAATTAGGAATACTGATTACAAGATTATTATTTTGGTCGCTAGCGGGTGCGCCAATATAACTAATCGCTGACGAATTATTTTCACCAATTACGCCAGTCAGGTTTGAACCAAATAAGCGAGTGCCGCTGTAAGCATAATTTGAAGCCGTGGAATCTGTATTTAAATAGAAAAAAGAAGTGTTAACTCCACTAGCATAAAAATCTGTAACATAAATTTTTAACTCTTTATAAGTTCCGGGAATGCTTCCGACGGTTGTTGTTGCTCCGCTTAAAGCTGTGCCGCCTGTGTTAATAAGTGTCATGCCACCTGCTGCTACCGCTGCCCACTTTAATCCCGTAGCAGCTGTTGAGTCGGCTGTAAGGACATGGCCGTTAGTTCCGACTGCTAGGCGGGCTGGAGTATCTGCCGCTGTTGCAGCAATGAGATCACCTTTGGCATCAACGATTGCGTTCTGAATAGCGTTGGCATCGTCTGTAGTTACCCAAGAGTAATCAAGGTCTGTTCCAGATGCCTTAGATAGTACCTGGCCTGTAGTGCCGCCCTTAAGGTCAATAAGAGCCGTGTCAATATCTTGGCCTAGTGCAGCAATAGCGGTAGCGCCATCCTTTACTAGGTCTGTCGACTGAGGGATGTCCCACCCAAAGTTCGTGGTTGTTGTTGCCATTACGCTACTACTCCTATCGCATCTAGCCAGGTTAGGCTTGTGTTAAGTGTGTTCCATGTCTCCGCTGCATTTACCTGTTCCCATTTTACCGCAACTTGGGAGAAGTTTACTGGAGAAGCGTTGAAAGTCAGGCTGAGGTTATTTAGGCTTGCCCTGAATGTCCAGCCCTCGATGTAACCCTGGAATGAGCCATTAGTGATATTAGGCGGTAGATTCTGAATCCAGACCGGCTGGCCTAAAAAGATGTTAATAAGGGCATCTCTATCAGCATCGTCAATTTCAGGGTTTCCAAGAGTAAAGGTAATGCTTTGGAATTTAGGGTACGGGTTAGCTCTTAACTCGATGTAACGATCTGCCAAGGCTTCGGCATCCGATGTATGTTTGATTCGAGAAGTAAAGGATTCTGCATAAGTTCCATAAAGGGATTGGCTGGTTAAATCCTGAGCGGTGTATGACTGGTTGCCATTGTTATTGTAAATAATGTTGAAGTAGTTTCTAAGGTCTCCAGCGCGAGTAGTTGCAGCTAGTCCTATTCCATTAGCATGGTTAGCATCAAGGGTTGTATATCCGTTGGCTGTTAGGTAATCCTGTCGATGAGTCTGGTCTGCATAGCCGATGTTGCCGTTAGAATCCTCATAGAGAACGCCGAAGGCTGAGTTAGCGATATCTGTGCAAAGTGAATAAAGGTCTGTCTTGCTCGATGATCGTGCAATAAGTTCATAATCGCCTGGCTGGTCAATTTCACCTAAACCGATATTTACGGCATTAACCCAAGTCTCGGTAGGGTCATAAGTAGCCCAAGTCTGAGCTGCTGGCACTTGGTTCCATTGGCCAAACAGATAACCTGAGAGAAGTGTATAAATCTGGTCTCCGTCAAAGTCCTGGGACAAGATTCCGTTATCAATAATCTTGGGCAATTTAGATAATGCGCCAAGTGCAGTAATAGTCGCTGTGGTTGTATATCCAAGGTCTCCAGCTCTATTCACCGCAACAGTAAAATCTGAGATAAGGCCGCCAAAGATAGGGACATAAGTTCCAACTGAATTAGTTACTTCAACTGTAAGGCTAGTTCCTACTGTAAAGTCATAAGAACTATTATTAAAGTTGATTAACTGCAACTGGCAATAGCCTGCTACCGGCTGCTGGTTAATATCAGTACGCCCAGAAGTTACTGTTAAGTTAGCAACGGTAACATCCGTTACCTCTTGGCTATCTACCAGAATCTTATAGGTCGGAGTCCAGGCGGTCATGCGTAGATTAAGCCCCCGCCTAAGGTTCCTCGAGCTGAGGAGTCATTAAGAATGGTTACGATCTGGCGAGCGGTTGATTCGCTGTCTATTGCGCCGTTAACGGTGATATTAGTATTTCCGGTGCTTGCGTAGACATAGCGTGGGACTGAAGGCGCTGCTGGCGTTGGCGTTGGAGCCATTGGAGCCGATGGGGTTGTAGCGCCACTAAATGAAGCTCCTGAGAAAAAGTTTCCTACGGCTGAGCCTGCGCCCTTGATTGCATCGATAATTCCCTTAATGGTGTTATAAATCTTAGTAATGTTATCCACGAAGTTAGCAAACTGGTCGATAATAGTTGCGATGATTTTGCCAAGAGCCTTAAAGGCTAGTCCTAAAGTCTCACCAATAGCAGGTGCCATATAAGTGGTAACGAAGTCTGTGATGTTCTTGAGAAGGTTAAAGAATGGGCGAAGCTCGTCATTGTTAGAAGCTAGAGAATCTCTGACTGAGTTAAAGGCTGATCGTAGGCCGTTGATAATTGGCTGGATGACCTTCATAACAGGAGCTAGTTTATCGCCTAGGTTAGAAGTAAAGTCTTGGATGGCAGGGATTACATTCTTAACCAAAGTCTCGACCATAGGAGTAATGGCATCGAGGATATAAGCCCCTACTGTTTCCTTACCTTCATCAAAGGCTACTGTGAGACGAGCTAACTTTCCTTGAAATGTGTCTGCTTGCTTAGAAGCTTGGTTCTCGAAAGTACCGGCTAGTTTCGCTGTTATCTGGTCAAATGTGAGAGTCTTTAATTCAGCCTTATCAAGTCCTACACCGAGACGGCTAAGGCCTGCTAGGTTGCCTTCCTGAGCCTTTGAGAGGCTTTCTGTGACCGCTTGGAGAGACTTACCACTACCAGCCGCAATATCAAGAGCAAGGGTCTGTAGCTGTTGAGCCTTGTCTAAATCTTTAGTGGCTCGAGTTAAACGATCTAACGATGGGCGAAGTTCATCATCTGCGACACCAGTAGCAAGAGAAGTCTTAAGGATGTAATCCTCTGTAGCTGCTACCTGAGCATCGGTTGCCTTAGTTACATTGCGAAGCGTATTGGCTAACTTTGCTTGGGCTGCTTCATCCTCGATGGCTGACTTAACGCCATCAATGGCTAACTTGCCTGCATAGGCTACGGCTGCTGCTCCGGCAGCTGCGAAGGCTAGTCCGGCTTTCTTGCCGAATTCCCCAACCTTATCCCCGAAGGTAGCAACATCTTTATCGGCTTTATCGAGGCCTTTAGTAAAGTTATCGACATCGGCGAGCAGCTTGAGCGTTAACGCTCTTGTACCTGTTGCCATTATGTCCACTCCTTCAATATCTTATCGAATGATTCTGTCCATCTAGCAACGATCTGCGGTTGAATCTTGCGAAGCGTTGGATAGATAAACCAGCCCTTAGAGCCTCGACCTTCACGGCCTGACCAGACAGGGAACTGCTTATACTTGTTAGATCCGAATTCTGAACCGCCCCAGATTGTCTTAGTGGTTGCACCACCTGAAAACTTCTGAGAAGCAAATCCGTAAGTAATCTCGCCAATGCGGCTGGACTTCTTAACCCGGGAACCCTGAGCGATTCGGCCTGCAACCTTGCTGCTTTGGATTGAGTTAGCCTTTTGGATAACTTCATCTCGAGCGAATTCAGCCAGAGCGCCTGATTGGCGTTTGGCTTCCTCGTTGGCTTCCTCACCCATATTCTTTAGAGCCTTGAATACTTGTCGAAGTTCCGTCTTATCGAAGGCGACTAATTCATCTGCCACGATTACGCTCCTCTAGTATTTCAAC